GTCTTTCCTTCGAGTCCGGACCGCCGTGGTTCTTTCCATAGGGATTGAAGTGACCGCAGGCAGCCATGCAGTTGTCTCTGAGGTCACCGGCTTCGTGGATATGAATACCGTGCGTGCTATTTTTGTATTTGTTTGATTTGAGATCTCCCTTAATGACAACTTTGTTATCTTTTTCGTAGAACTCGACGGTTCCCTTGAGGTTGGGATGACTAAACAGAGCAATCATTTATCATTGTCCGAGGATTTTTTAGAGCATCTCAACATTACTGATGTTGTACCTGTTGAATCGGCGTTTGATAATCTTCCGAAGGCTGTTGCGTCCTTTTCGAAGTTCGTCGCGGATCGCCATCTGCTTTTTGGACAGATTGCCCTTGCGGGACTTGATGTAGGAAAGTTTTAGCAGTGCCACATAATTCATCGCGAGTTCGTCCATCATTCTTTTCAGTTCCGCATTGGAACGGATCACTGGCTCCCTATTGAAAAGATTCAACTTCTTGGCGGCCTTGCGTACTTCTGGGGATTTGGCTGTCACCGCGTTATCGGGGATTTCTGCGAGGATATTTTCCACGATGGGTACAAGCACTGTCATATTTCTCACCTTGGGGTCTAGATTTGGTGTTGTCGTCTTGATTTTCTTGGGATCATTGGGGACGATACTATGATAGGAGTAAGGAGGGCTCATGGGGTCAAATAGTTTCGGGTAGCGGATAACGGGTGGGGTTCTTTTGTAATTGGGATTTGGAACGAACTCGGGTGAGAGTTGTTCGAAAATCACGGGTGGGGTTCTTGACGGTTGACACTGAGGTGCTTTAGGCATTTGATTGAAAAACTCGTTGTACTTTCTGGATTTGAGACATGGGACGCGCATGCCCCTGGGAATGTTGATTTTCAGGGGTTTATTGTTCACTATACTGAGTGCGGCAGTCATGATATTATCGACGTTGAGTGCTTTGGTTCTGGTAACGCCGCTTCGAGTGGTTTCGGTGACGGCGCTTTTCAGTGCGCCGTTGAGGTGATGAGGTGTCGTGACGAAGTCGCGTGGTCTTATTCCGATGGAGCGATAGGCGCGTGCGATCCCCTCGACGACGTTGAGATTCGTTCGGATGTTCCGCGGAAACTTGATAGAGAGACCAAAGTCTATGATGTAGATTTTTGGTGCGGACTGTTTGACGTTCTTGTAGCCGATATTGTCCCACTTTAGGTCTCCGTGAATGAATCCGAGACTTTGCATCTTATTCATGAGTTTGAGGATTTGTGCATTAATTTCTGGCTCGTATTTTTTGCGCAGCCACCTTGGCATGGTGAGTAAGTCACCCGAGATGCGTTCCATGACCATATAGTAATACTGATCTTTCAGATGACCAGCATTGTACAACATTGGACCCACACTTTCGCGCCCCAATATGGTTGTGATGGCAATTTCGCGATTTGCACGTTCAGGTGTCTTGGCGCGAAAAATTTTAACAATCTTGGACTTGGTGGGCATGACATAAGCTTCGCCGTAGCTGCTCTTGGTGCCTATCCGTTCACCGAGGGTTAACCCAAACTTTTCCTCAAAAAAATCCTTTATCATCTATTATCAATTAAGAAATTAAAGAACCGAATATCGATGAACATTGTATCCATCGATATTGGATTGAAAAACCTTGGTATGGTTGAGTTCTGGTGGGACGAACATCCCAGGCATCACCCTGAACTAATCAAGTGGCACAAGGTTGATTTGACGATGCTTCCACACAAGCGGGTGGACTTTCACAGGTGCGACATACCACACACGAACGAGATGGCTGACCTGGTGGCTCACTTTATGCAGGAGTATCATCCAGTATTTGAAAAATCTGATGTAATCCTGATAGAACGGCAGCCACCTGGTGGACTTCTTGAAATACAGTCTCTGCTTTTGTTTAAGTATCGTCGCAAGGCACATCTAGTGAGCCCTAATTCGGTTCATGCGCACTTTACGATGAATCATCTGGACTATGAGGGCCGAAAGGAACGAAGTCTTGCTCTGGCGCGTCACCGTCATCCAGAGAAGATTCCCGCGACGAGTTCTCGATGGCACGACATATCGGACGCGATTCTGTTTGCTCACTTTTGGTGCAGCCGTCAAAGAGTACCTCAGAGCCTAGAGGTACAAGTGGCATTCGAAGAGTTTCGTTTGACTCGGAAACCATCCTATAGCAGTATTCCATGTAGTACGAAAACGGATTCATGAACATGAATGGTCGCATAAGTCCTGGAATTTTGTTTTTGTATTCGAGCCATGTTTTCACCCAGTAGTCTTTGTTTTCGACCCATTCCACTGGGCTTGTCATATGGACAAAGTTGTCTCTTTTGTCCAGCATGTTGAATAGTTCCCATGCTCTATCCATAGTCTTAAAGATACTACTCGACAAATCCTTAAATGAAAATTGTTTTGTGCATACCAGGCAACTCCTTTGCGCGTGAAATTGTTATAGACATTATACGTTTTTTGGATGAATCTCGATCTTCGGGGTGGGAGGTTGTATTGTCCATGGACTACGACCCTAATGTCTATTACGTTCGAAACAAGTTATTAGGTGCCCGAGTGGAACGTGGACCTGAACAGAAACCATTTGGAGGAACATTGGATTACGATTACGTACTGTGGATTGACTCGGACGTTCGTTTCAATTTCAAGATGATTGAGCGTCTCGTTTCGCACAAGAAAGATGCGATATGTGGATTATATCATATGATAGACGGAAAGAATTTCACTGTGGTCAGAGAAATGGACGACGAGTATTTCAAGGAGCACAAACATTACAGGTTTTTGTCGGACGATGACAGACCGACCGAGTTGTTCAAGATTGATTACTGTGGTATGGGGTTGTTTTTGGTGAGCAAGAAGGTTTTAGAATCGTTGGAATATCCATGGTTTCGACCTATCTGGAAGAACATTGGTCACATGAAAGATTTCACCAGCGAAGATGTAGGTTTTTGCATACAGATCCGCGAGGCTGGGTATGAAATTTATTGCGATCCGTCAGTGATCGGTGGTCATATGAAACTCATCCCAATTTAAAAAAATAACTCTAAAAGAAAAAAGAATGGATCTCGTGAATGAGTTTGCGGCCCTACAGAGCAATGTTGATCGTAAAATGAAGATTTACGCGGATAAATGTATAGAGAATGCTATAAAAGCGTTATCTATGGATAATCCTAGTCTCTACAAGGAAGACATGTACAAGACTATGGCAAAGTACCAGTGTACATACACATGTTGTAACGTTGAAAAGAATGGTAAAAAGTGCATGAATCCGGCAGTACTTCGTGGATACTGCGAAAAACATTCACAGCCAACGGCTTACGAGAGTATGGTGTCTGCTAGGGCGACTCATGGGAAAGCCCGCGTCATGCCTTCGTTCGGGGGTTAAAGAATAAACGCATGTAAATACTAGTATGGAAGGGCGTTCTAAACTTCTTCTTCAGAGTCTTGCGCGTTTTTACGATGATCCCAAGAACGGTTCAAAACTTCTGGACGTAATTAATCACCGAATCAACGGCATTTCACTTAGGACCATTGAGTGGTTCGTGACCAACTACGCAAAAAGGAACAACGTGAGTTACAAAAAGGAGATATCTGGTAGGGTATTTTCGGTTCACATTGAATACAAGTCTACGCTGGAAGGATTTAGTAAAAAGTTGTTTGATCCGTTTTGTCGGACGGAGCGGATAGATTTCAAGGTAAACGGCGAGACGATCAAGACTACGATCGGGCAGTTGAACTTTGTTCGGTGGTGTATCCAGAACAACATCATTGAACATGCACTTAAGGAAGTGGATACAAAGAAGACAAATGCGAAGACCGGTCACAAGATACACACCGCCGACGCCACAGAAGTTGATGGAGGCGATGGAAGCCGAGAAGTTTGCCAACCACTGGCGATCTCAGGGTGAGTACAAGTGGGCGGAGCGATGGGAAGCCTATGCCAAAAATTGTCTTGACTCGCGTCACGGTACGGTCGACAGACCCACTAACCGAGGCGAGGATCAAATGAGAAGAAATTAGTTTGTTATGATAGAAGAAACATGGTAAGTGAAGCTGACTGGCATCCACAGCAGGCCGGAATTCTAAAGATTTGGGGAGAGGTCTCTGCGACGTACCGTTACCTTCACTTCATGTCATATCATAAATACAAAAAGATGTCTATGCGCTTTACAATTCCTATTATCATCATATCGACGTTAACAGGAACTGCAAACTTCGCCCAAGGGACATTTCCCGCGAGCATGCAATCCACTGTACCCCTGATAATTGGTGGGTTAAATCTTGTTGCGGCAATCGCTACAACGCTTGCGCAATTCCTCAAGGTCAACGAGCTGATGGAGGCTCACCGGGTAAGTGCGGCGACCTACGGGAAGATGTCGCGTCACATGCGTCTGGAGTTGAGTTTGCCACCAGAGGAGCGTTCCATGTCGGGACACGAGTTCATCAACATGACCAAGTTGGACATGGATAGGTTGATCGAGCAGTCGCCGTTGATTCCTGGTGACATTCTTCGGATGTTTGAAAAGAAGTTTCCCAAAGAGGCTCACAAATTTGCCCGTCCCGAGATTCTGGACATCCGCGAGATCACGCCCTACAGTGAAGACGTGCACGAGAAGTTGAACTCGAGTTCGGCCGACAGGATTCGCAAGGCGGCGGCTCGGTTCTTCAGCACCAAGAATATAGACTATGACGTCCCGCCTCCATCTCCAGGGTACTCGCAGGTGTCCTTCGCACCCGTCTTCGGTCCCGAGTCATTCCCACCGACCTTCGAGGAGCGTCAGGTTGCGGAGACTCTTCAGGGACTTCGGCAGGAACCCACGACAGACTCCGACGAAGAAAATACCAACCAAGTATAAAGAATGAAGGAGGAAGCGAGGAAGATCATCAAGCAAAGTGCGACCCTGTCTAGGGAATCCTACGACAAGGCTGTCATGGTACTCAATGGTTTTCAGTACATCAGCAGTGATGAGACTGGTCTGGACTGTTTCATCAAATCTGAAGACGGAATCACGTGGGTGGTGTTCCGCGGCACCGAGACGGACAAACTGAACGACATCTGTACGGACTTAATGACGTTCCGTGTGAAGACGCCATTCCTTCCCGATGAGTGCAGGGTTCATGCGGGTTTCCTGGGTCAGTACATGAGTGGTCGCACGCTCATCATGGACGCGATTAAGCACTTCAACGACGCCAAGGTGGTCTGCACCGGTCACTCGCTTGCCGGCGCACTCGGAACGCTCTGTGCCCTGGATGTGGAGCAGAACGTCGAGGGTGACGTGGAGACCTACTGCGTGACGTTCGGTTCTCCGCGGGTTGGTGGAGGTCACTTCTGTCGTCTCTTCGATGCTGTCATAGACAACAGTTTCCGATTCGTGGATGTGAATGATCCCATCCCCCGGGTTCCTTTGCGTGCTTGGGGATTCAAACACGTAAAGGGATGTTTCGTCACGAGTCCCTACGGCTACAAGCCTGACCTCGAGCAGGTCGAGGCGTCATCGTTAGCCTGCTGTGCGGTCTCTGACCACGGGATTGATCTCTATGAAGCTGCGGTGAATTTTACGCCCCCATCAACTGAGCCTTGAGCATCTCGAACTCCTCGTCGTTGGTGATAATTGGGGCTGTCTTTACCATGGACTTTTCGGGCTTGGACTTCGCGGGCATCTTGGCCTCTGTGGGTGCGGGTGCGGCGGGCATCTCCTCGACCTTGACCGGGACCTCGGTGACCTCCTTGGTATCGGTGACGATCGCCTCCTCACCCTCCATACCCTCGCGCGGCGTCATGAGCTGCAGGATGGTCATGATGAAGAACGAGACAGACACGATGGTCGCCCATGTGTTGCAGCTGCCCGCGGTGAGGCAGTTGACGTTGTATACGGCAAGCGCGCCTGACAGAGTAAGGATGGCTGCATCCAGAACGCGAAAATTATAGGCCGATACCAGCACCGGAAGCATGGCGGCGACACCAACGATCATAGATTGCTGAGACAGCTTGGGCATGTTCATGTTCATCTTCATATTTGTAATTATCACATATTATTTTTGGCAATCCCCCATCGGTCACAGTCTTCGGCAGTAAAATAGATGTCCTTTTTTAGCAACTTGTTCAGTTTATCTTCTGGGATTTGTGTATACTGGGTATAGATCTTTCGAAGTGTATCCATGAGTTTGTCACAATTTTTGATTTCGTCCTTGAGTTCTTCATACTTGCCCATGGCACCTGTGGAAAGTTGGTGGATAAGGAGGTGGGCATGAGGCATGATCCTGCGATTCTCGGAACCCATTAGAACGAATGTGGCTGCACTGGCACAAAATCCATCGGCAACGGTTATCAACTTGACTTTGAGTCTCCTGAGGTGATCCATGCAACTGAGACCGGCAAAGAAGTCGCCACCGTCGCTCCTGACATAAAGCACAATCTTGGGTTTGTATTCCCTGATTGAAAGAAGTTTCCTTTCCAATGTTTTAACCTGAACAACAAGGTTATGCATGGACTCGTCGGATATTTCACCGGTGAAGTGGATATCATTACCTATAATGTCGATGTTGTAGTTATCGCCATCAACCTCCACGTCACTTCCGTCATCAGACTCGTCATTTCTGAAATGGGGGCGCCTCATTGTTTGTGTTCTACAATCTCTTGTTCTTTCTCCTTTAACTTGAGTTTCAACACCTTGATGACATCGTTTTTAACCTTGATGCCCATGGATGTCTGGTTGATGAAATGTACTCCACTCGAATTGGTACAATATTCTAGTATAAGCCCTGGGTTAAGACGTAAAACTTGCATGGTATCTGGATCCGACCTGATCCAATATTTTTCTAGGGACTTCTTTAGTCGCATATTGAAGTCTTTTGTCCAAACCTTTGCTGGTGACATCTTCTTTTCTGGTATTCTATTTTTAATGATGTTGGACGGGTTTATTACTGCAGATATCACAAAGTGTTCATGCATTTGTTCAGTATAAAAGGGCGAGTACATCATGGTATCCCAGTAATCCCCTTCTACCAAATTATCTGCAATTTTTGATATTTCGTTGATGGTGATTCCATTTGCATGAAGATAGTTCTCTTGAATAATTCCCATACGATTACCCGGTTCATCCATGTGCATTCCCAAAACATTATCTATTTTGAAATTGCCCTTGGTGGTTAGTATATCATCCATGAACTCTTTGGTTGTTTTGAAAATGTCCCTCTTGTGAATAGTTTCCACGACCTCTTTGATATTTTCTGGTTCTATGACACTGTCTTGTATTTGAATATTGTCAATGTTGTTTTCACAGGGTATAAAGATTCTCGATTTGATTTTTGTTTTGTTCTGTTGAATCCAGCGCCATCCGGGTAGTTCATTTTTGATCATGGATGAATCGTCCATGACAATGTCTGCCTTGCTGAATCCGATGAAACCGAAAAAGTTCTCGGTGGCATTTTGAGAACGCAGGGTGTCAGTGCCGACGTAGACCGCCGACGCGCCAATCGTTTGGCAAATTTGTGCAGTAGACCAGCCCTTGATTAGAAATAATTTACCCGATTCATATTTGCCAAAGATATTATCTTTTTTGGTTTTAAGAAACTTGTCCATGAGCAAGGAAGAGGAAAGGGATTTAACTACTCAAGCGCTAGAAATGATTTTCAGTCACCCAGACATACACACGCGTCTGTGGAAACCACTTAGATTACATCTGACTTACTATTTAACTTGTACGGCAATCATTCATATGATTACGATCACAATACTTATCATCATACTTTGGAAGATCATGCGGAGCTCATACTAGAGGCCAGTACACCATTCAGCAGACTGAAAAACAGCAGGGTTCCTATCCACTGGAAAATCTCCTTGCCCTGTGGGAACTGTAACTTGGTCAACTTGTTCTTACCAATGTTGTAATGCACGAGCCCTTCAAGGAAGAATACCAAAAAGGTGGTTAAAGCGACGATTCCAATCATTTATAATTCTGGAGATTAATATTAAGAATGCAGATCTTCGTTAAGACCCTTACAGGAAAAACTATTACACTGGAGGTTGATTCTTCAGACTCTATTGAGAACGTGAAGTCAAAGATTCAAGACAAGGAAGGAATCCCTCCAGATCAGCAGCGGTTGATCTTCGCAGGGAAGCAGCTGGAGGACGGGAGAACTCTTTCCGATTACAACATTCAGAAGGAATCCACTCTGCATCTCGTCTTAAGGCTAAGGGGCGGAAACTAGAAAAGATGAAGACCACTACTGAGATTGTTCATCAGAACCTCGGGTTGGTTCATAAGCTTTCCTACAGATACCAAAGGACTGGTATTTCTAGAAAGGATCTCGTCCAAGAGGGTACTCTCGGGCTGCACAGGGCGATTATCAAATATGACCCTGCCAAGGGGACAAAGCTTTCCACTTACGCCTATCCGTGGATAAGGTCTTACATGTCCAGGTACGTGAAGAAGACGATGACCGCAATGGATTATCTTCCGGTTGCCGAAGTGTGTCATGTGGATGAAGAGAAAGAAGACTCGAGTTACCTTATGGATTGTCTTAACCACGGGGAAAGGGAAATAATCACACAATTGTATTTGGAGCAGATGAGTTTGGACGACGTATCAGCGATGTTAAATTTATCAAAGTGGCAGGTCAGACGATTTGAGATGCGTGCCTTAGAAAAGATGCGTCAGTGTCGTCTCAAATGATTGTTTTTCATTAATAGAAATGGAAATGTACGATTTGAATTCCGGAGGGGGTGGTGGGACACCACTGACCTACAGTCCAAATGTTCCGGACAACGGTGCTGGAACGGGTCTCAATGTTCCAGTCCCGGCAAAAAATACCGAGCGAGACACTGGTTATGAGTCTCAGAGGGCTGCTTTAGAGCGAAAAAATAATAACACTCAACAACAAGATAAACCGATGCAGATGAGTAGTATGGCATTTTCCACCCCGATTGAGGATCTCGATTATCACGAGCCCATGAATAACCATATGTCAGCAGACATGCATTCCATCATTCCTCCCCAGGCTACGGTGGCACCCCACGAAATGCTCATGGCTCAGCAGGCACCGCAGGCTCAGCAGGCACCGCAGCCTCCCGCCGCTCCTCAAGCGCCCTCGCCCGTACCCGTTCCGGTTTACGAGGAGAATAAGTACCCTCTCGGTATTACCAAGGAGCAGTACGAGGCACTGATCGTGGCTGTCCTGGTCGCCCTGATCTTTTACCCGGATGTTCAGGCAAAACTGGCTGTATACATCCCCAACTTCATGGCCAAGGATGGGTCTCGTAGTATGGTGGGTCTGGCTGTCAGCGGGCTGATCGTGGCTGCAGGCTTTTATCTTGGGCGTCGGTACCTCATTAAGTAATTAAAGAAATAAATTGAATATTAAACACCTCTCTGTTAGCTCAGTAGGTAGTAGCGCAAGACTGTTAATCTTGAGGTCGTCGGTTCGAGCCCGACACAGAGAGAAATTACTTTTTCACAATTGTTTTATCAATAATTTTGAAGAAGAAACCACCCGATGCCAGGATGATCGGGATGGGTCCAAACATAAAGACGGTAGGAGCAACTGCGAGTGCCACCTTCATCTTTTGTATTAAAGAAAGTTCCTCCATATATAGTAATGTATGGATATTCTGTCTGGCTTGTGCCATTGAATCGTCGTCTTCTAACCAAGGTCTACAAGTTCAGGCACATCCCCCATATCACCATATCGACCAATCACGAAGACGTCCCAGACCCCGTCAATCTTGGGCATCTTTATGACGTGGTGGATTTCAAACCCTACGGTATTATTGGAAAGCAGTACGCATTTGACCCCTTACATGCGACTGGGTGGGAATGTAAGGTCGAAGATCTCACGATTCACCACACGCCCCATATGAGTCACCTATATTCGTTCTATCCACATGAAAAGGCATTGCCGGTCTATCCCACGCCACAAAGATTGATCGCCGAGGTATGTGTTGCTGATACGAGATCCTCCAACTGTGAGGAATGGAAGGTAATTAAAGAAAAGCTTCCAAAGTAGAGTACAATGGCTTTTTTACCTTTTCTTCGGCACGGTGATCTTTATGATCTTCTGGACACGACGTCCAAGGTTCTGAATGAGCTTCCAAATCTGGAGAAGCAGTTCAGTACTAAATTGGCTGACAGATATATACACAAGCGCACTCATACCACGGATGATGGTTTCGAAATTGAGATGCACTTGCCTGGTGTGGGCAAGGACAACATTCACGTCACGATTTCGTCAGATGATCACGAGGTGACGGTGGCTTACGGAGATAACCGAAGTGCCTCATTCGATTTACCCAGTTACGTGGATGTATCGGATGAGGGTTACAAGGCGAGTTACATCGACGGTGTCCTTCGATTGTTCTTCAAGATGCGAACGTCCGACAAGAAGCGTCGCGAGATCAGGCTTGATTAAACAAATATAGTACCACCAAGTCCGCCCTGGCAGCGGAAGACATTAAAGTTTATCGCGTAGAGTCTTGCTTTACGCGATATGCTATTATTTACCAGAGTTAGTTCAAAAATCTGGCTTGAAATGCGACTCATATTTACGGTCCCAGAAGGGACTGGACTCGTGTCAGTGCCAACGTTGAATATGTTCACCTTGTAGCTTGGTGTTTGAACATAGTACTCGTAAGGTTGAATGGCTCTCATGGTCATTTGATCTAGATCGAAATAGACTTGTCCGTTCAAGAACATTCGCCATCGTGTAACCTGGTCATTGGAATAACTCGCGTAGTCCGAGACCGCCGAACTGTAATCAAAAAAACCTTTGGTTCCAGAATCATTTTGTACGACCAGAATGAACTCCTTGACTGGATTTTCAAATGATGTTTTAAAACGGATTTGATTGAGATCGCCCAAAGTGACTCTGGCAAGTTGTGTCTGGTTTATTACATAATCAAGTTGTTTGCCAAGGAAGAACTGTCTGTGCTCTTCATTTAGATATATAGCCTGCAAATCTAATACGACATTTGGGACCGGAAGATTAACTAGTTCCGATTGTGTTCTAAGTGTTAATTTTACTTCAATTGTGTGTCTGTTTAGTGCAAGAAGGGGGAATGGATTCTTATTTCCCTTTCCAAAAAATGGTATTTCAACAAGAAATTGATTTGTGATGGACGTTGTTCCATAACTCGTGGGAGTCACATTGCGTTTAAGGATGGCGTCATTGCTATTTCGCGTGCGCTGTGTGTCCGTAAGGTCCGATATTACAGCCATGTATTCACCAGTCAAACTAACAATAGTCTGTCCACCAACCGCCAGTTCTGCGCGCTCGATGAATGCATGACCAGCATCTTGCGGAACG